ATTGTTTGGATGCTGTTGAATGGTTGGTTTGCCAAGCATTGTTTTGAGGATGGCAGCACCACTTCAGGGTGGGTGTGTTTGTTTATCAGTGCCTATTATTTGGCTCGTGTGATGGAATCAATCTTTTAAGGAATGTGTATGTTTGAAATCTGGGATGGTGATTTGTTTTTGTACACTGTGGATACTGAATACGAAGCCGACGAAGCTGCTGAAACAGGATTCCGCATAGTAAAGATCCGATAGATTTTCGGCGGGGGCGCGAAAACAGAGTCGCAGTGAATTTCTAGCCCGGCGACTCTTTTATGGCAGGTGTCTAAATGGCACCTGTCTTTTTGACTTTTATACGGCTTGACTATATACTAGCATTATGAAATATCTTGTGTTAGAACTGGGGCATGACGATCCCGTACATTTACGTTTCGCTATAAGAGAGAATCCTATTGGGGACGCTTGGCTTGAACGTATGAGCCAGCGTGATGCTTGGCCATTAGATGACCCCACTAGATTTTATGGATTTGATTCCGGAGAAAAAGAACAACAGCGGGCAGAAAATTATATATTGCAATGCGTCAAAACGATCAATGACTATGAACCGATCATTGAAAGACCATTCACATCAGTTCGAGATCAAGACTATCTCAACTATCTGCATCACATATTTGAAATATATCATGGGTTGTTGGATCAACAGACACATGAATTTTGGGTTCGCGCACCTGATACTGTACGGCATGCGTTAGCAGAACTAAACATAGCTGTTCACAGATGCGAAAGTCTGGAATCAGTGCAACCTAGATTTGTTTGCACATGGTTCGGAATGCCTAAGATATATAAATTAGATCCTGACCAAGCCGTACAATACGGATCCATGACAGTGCCGTTTGGCACCGTGTGTTTGAATTATGTGGAGATTGGAAAGACTCTTGAGGATTTAGCACAGGACCAAGACCTATACATAGGTGATGATGCTTTTCAACCTTGGCAACGATATTCGGCGGATTTCTTTGTGCCTTTTTTTGATATAGATACTCGTGTGGATCTACCTACCATGGAAAAATATCTGCAACAACATCGAGACTTCTTTGTTGCTCAAGGAATCGAGACAGTGTATAATACACAAGCATTGCCCATGAGATATCCAGTGGCGGATCTTGAGGACTCGAGGTCACAGTCAGAATTGATTGATCTTGTGGCACAACGACAATACATTACCCGAGTATCCATAGAATGAAAAGAGCAACTATAACAATCCGCGATGAAGTAAACATAAAGATTGAAGGTCTGGATCTCGACACACGCAGAGATCTAGTAAAGAAATTCAAATACGATGTGCCTTACGCTCGTTATCTGCCGGCTGTGCGATTGGGGCGGTGGGATGGCAAAGTGGCCTACTTCCAACTGGGCGGCAGCACTTATGTTAATCTTTTGCCCGAGATCATCCCCATACTAGAAAAACAAAACTATGACATAGAGCTGGATGATCAACGCGAATACACTACTACATTTGATTTCACACAAGTAACGGAAACCACATATCAGGATCGCAAATGGCCCAAGGCACATCCTGCAGAAGGGCAACCCATCTTGTTGCGTGACTATCAAGTGGAGATTGTGAACAACTTTCTAGCCAATCCACAATGCTTACAAGAAGTGGCCACAGGCGCAGGTAAGACCATAATGACAGCAGCATTGAGCGATGCAGTTAGTGCATACGGCCGCAGTATTGTTATCGTACCCAACAAAAGTCTTGTGACACAGACAGAGAAAGACTACATCAATATGGAACTGGATGTGGGTGTTTACTTTGGTGACAGAAAAGAATACGGTAGACATCATACCATTTGCACATGGCAGAGCCTAAATAACTTGTTAAAGAACACAAAGAATGGCGTGGGCGATTGCACCATACAGGAGTTTCTTGAAGATGTGGTATGTGTGATAGTGGACGAAGTACATATGGCCAAAGCAGATGCACTTAAAACCCTGCTCACAGGCGTGATGGCGCAAGTGCCAATTCGATGGGGATTGACAGGAACTATTCCAAAAGAGCTGTTTGAAAGTCAAAGCCTGTTGGTCAGTTTGGGTCCTGTTATATCCAAGTTGGCTGCCAGTGAATTACAAGATCGCGGCGTGTTGGCACAGTGCCATGTGAATGTTGTGCAGTTGGTAGACATCCGAGAACACAAGACCTATCAAGAAGAACTGAAATATCTCCTAGAAGAACCCGGCAGACTAGATGCTATCGCGCAGTTGGTTCTGCAAGTGAATGAAACAGGCAATACACTAGTGCTAGTGGATCGTGTGGCAGCAGGACATGAACTGGTGGCAAGGCTAGGCGATCGTGCGGTGTTTGTGTCAGGAGCAACCAAAGCCAAGGCTCGGCAAGATGAATATGATGAAGTATCTACTAGCACAGACAAGATCATTGTGGCCACATACGGTGTGGCAGCAGTGGGCATCAACATACCAAGAATCTTTAATCTAGTGATGATTGAACCAGGCAAGAGTTTTACACGGGTGATCCAATCAATTGGGCGCGGTATCCGCAAGGCCGAAGATAAAGATCATGTGCAGATATGGGATGTCACCTCAACATGTAAATTTAGCAAACGACACTTGACCAAACGCAAGGTGTTCTACAATGAAGCTAACTATCCGTACACTCAGGAGAAATTGAACTGGCAATAGGTTGCATTCTTCACAACTATAATATACAATAAACTCATGCGTATCCTAACATTAGACAACCGACCCTATGATCTCGACCATTTGCCTGAAGAGGTGGATGACATGAGATTTGCCATATTAGATAATTCAGATCCGGCCAATCCAGACTATCACTATATTCCTTTAATCTTTTTGGAGAGTTTCAGCGCACCTGCACTGGTATTACAGATAGGTGATTTCAAGATCAAGATGCCCGTGGATTGGCAAATCCTGATTGGTGAACCCGAAGTCGGAGATCTAGAAATGTTACCACTCACCAGTGTGAATGATCGTGGATTCCGAGTGTTCCAATTCAATCCACTAAGCAGTTTCCGTCCCAGTTTCCCCAGTCTAGAAATCATTGATGTGTATCAAGAAGTATCTTGGTATGCACCCAAGCTGAAGAATGGGCAGATGTTATGTGTGCCCATCAATGATGCAGAGCAACCGGACTGTGTGTATTTCGTCAAAGACATCAGCCGCAACTGCGAGATAGTGGATTACAATCGAGCCTGGTAATGGGACAGTTAAAGCCTGCTGTTACACTAATTTATGAACGTGATGGTGACACGGTGTATCAGCGTGAAACAGGAGCAGATCCCAGCACACGAACAGAAGTAGGGTATGATTACGAAACGCACGAAGAGCGTCGCGATGCAGATATCAGGGTAGGAATGAAAAAAAAGCGCGATGAACTAATAGAAGATCAGCTGTGGTTCGCCATACGCAGAGCAGCCCGCACCAATCCTGCTTTACAAGACATTCTGGATCATGCTATAATGATCTATCAACTGACCAAGATCAAATGAGCGACAAACTAAACATCGGCAATGAGATGCGTCAATTGGACGCAAAGAACCGTGACTTCTATGATGAACTCACGGTGGAAGAACGCAAGAAGTTTTCAACATTCCTCATGGTGCGTTGGGGATCAGCTGTGGATGGTGCCCAGGAACTGCAAGAATACTATGTGCAGAGCACAAATCATTATCTAAACAAGCACTTCTTTACCATGCATCGACATCCCAAACTGCAATGGCTCATGGCCACAGCGGTCAGCCCAGGCATGGGTGCCATGCGGCATAACTGGATCGCACCCAAGAAGAAAGAAGCCGGTGCGTCAACAATAAAGAAACAACTGCGTGAGTTGTATCCACACTTCCGAGATGATGAGATTGATCTCATGGCTGCGCTCACCGACAAAAAAGAACTAGCACAACTGCAACGTGCCCATGGTAATGACGCCCGCTAGACTGGCGGTCAATGGGTGTAGCTACATGAAGTTTTATGCCGATGGTAATGGGCATGGTGATCTTGCTGAACAGCTCAACATCACACAGCATCATAGCCTGGCTGAATATGGATCGTGTAACAATCGCATCATACGTACTACTCTCAGAGACAGTTTCGTCAATCCGGCTCCAACGCTTTATGTGATTGGTGTGACATTTGTGTCAAGATATGAACTGCCAGTGCATATAGATCGCACCGATCTAGACGGAAAATGGTTGAGTTTTACCACACAAGGAGCAATCAATCCGCTAGGAGCAATCATTGATCCGTGCGTGTCAAAAAAAGATCTCGACTTGTATCGAGATATCTGGTTAAAAATCAATCTAGCAAGTGTTGACGAGTGGGCAGAAGATTTGCAGTACAGATTGCTCAGCATGTGTGACAGTTTAAACAGTCGTGGGCATGGTTGCATTGTTTTCAACACAGCCGAATCTGTATTAGATTATGTATTGGATCAGACCAAATTCCAACCCATGAAATCACGACGTGAGATCATTAACGGATTGGCCTGGCGCAGTATACCTTGGCAATTTGATCAAGGCGCTGCCTGGTCACCCGACGATATCCATCATGACAGAAATTGCAGGCATGTGGCACCCGGACAGCATCATTGGTTGAATCAGTATTTGACAAACTACATTCAAGAGCATAAAATATTGCAATGACCGCACATACATGTAGGTATTGCTCCAGATCATTCAGCAAAGAATCCACGCTGAGTGTGCATGTGTGTGAGCAAAAGAAACGCTGGCAAGAGCAAAGTGAGCGTGGTGTGCAGTTAGGGCTGCAAGGCTACTTGAAGTTCTATGAATACACACAAGGGTCGGCCAAACTAAAAACATGGGATGACTTTGCCACGTCACCTTACTATCGTGCTTTTGTGAAATGGGGTAGATATTGTGTGGATGTGCGGGTGATCAATCCTGAACGATTCCTTGAATGGTTGCTGAAAGCAAACAAGAAGATCGACAACTGGTGCAGCGACAAGTTATACACAGAGTATCTTGTGACCCATGTGCAGAAAGAAACAGTGAACGATGCTCTAGCTCGGGCAATTGAATATGGTTTGGCTTGGAGTGAAAAGACTGGTTCTCCGGCACATGATTGTCTTAGATTTGGCAGCGCAAATGCCACGTGCTATGCTATAACCACAGGCAGGATCAGTGCCTGGGTGATCTACAATAGTGAATCCGGGCAGAAGTTCTTGGCAGAACTCAATGCAGAGCAGGTAGCTATGATATGGCCTTATATCGATTCAGACATATGGCAGAAGAAGTTTGCGGATTACCCCGGGGATCAGGAATACGCAAAAGAGATTTTAACACAAGCAGGATGGTGACATGATAAAGAATGTGTATGGTAGCGGACGATATTTGACGGCTTACAACAACAATGCCAGCAACTACATGAACAACTTTAGCGGAGCACAAGGGCTGGGTAACATGCGATTCAATACCACAACTCAAAGCACGGAAGTGTATGATGGACAGATGTGGCAACCTTTACGAATGAGTGATGTCAGTGTGAGTCTAACACAAGATGCTGTGGAAGCCATTGATTGGGTAAATCAAAAGCGTCTTGAAGAAATGAAAATAAAAGCATTGGCCGAGAAGTATCCTGCTGTGGCTGATCAGTTGGCAGCAGTGCGTGAAGCCGAAGAAAAACTGCGAGTGGTAGCAGCATTAGTTATTGTATGAGCGCAGACATTGACATTGATGTACCCAATAGGGATGCTGTGTTGGCCCTGATACAGCATACCGCCGCACGGCAAAGCAATGGCCGTCGACACAACTCCGGCATCTATGTTACTGACATTCCACGTGATCCCATCACAGGGTGTAGTTCATTAGATTACGAAACAGCCGAATCTCGTGGCTACTTCAAGATTGATTTGCTAAACATGAGCGTGTATAGCCTGGTGCGGGATCCTGCACACTACGAAACAATGTTGGCTGCAGAACCGCCCTGGTCTAGGCTGTGTACAGATCCTGAATGGGCTCGACAGTTGGTTCACATAGGCAA